ATCTAAGACGACAACTAATGAACCTGGAAATTCACTTAATTACTATATTTCAAGTGACTATGGAAATACTTGGACGGAGAAAAATATTACTCTTCTAGTAGTTAGCTCATGGACTTTCGTAAATTTAACTATGTCAAGCGACGGAAAAACAATTGTATTTTTTGGGGCCGAACATGGAAATCCTAATCAATATTCTTTTGCTTCAATTGACTACGGAAATATGTTTGTTTTAAAATCTACTATCTCTCATTTTTTTTGTGACCAGTCTTCGCTTGCTATGTCAGAAGACGGAAGTTATTTAACTTGTGTTGGTGGTAATTCCGATACTAATTTAAGCACATTATATACTTCTACTGATTTAGGAGCTACTTGGACTCTTAACACAGACATAAATACTCCTAGCATCATTGGAGGATTTTATGGAGTTGGGGTTTCAAGTAGTGGAAAGTACCAAACAGTTGGATTGTACGATGGCACGGATCAGCTCAATAATTCGTTTTACTATTCGCATGATTTTGGTCAAACTTGGCATCACAGTACACACATAACTGATGGAAGTTTTATTACTTCAATATCAATGTTTGACAACGGCAAGACACAAATAGCAAGTCTTAGAAATGATTTTGACATTACTCTTGCTAAATTTTCGTACGTCTATATTTCAAGCAATTATGGAGTGACTTGGTCTCTTTACAAAGTAATTCAACTTCCAGATAATATTGCGGGTTCTTCTTCTTCAGTATCTGCTCGGGGTAATCGCATTAGTCTTGCTATTTCCACAGGAGTAAGTCCATTCACAAATTATATTTTTACAACTTACGCCAAAAGTGAAGAATTAATAAGAGAGGAATGTAAAACATGTGAAGGTGTTGGTATTGTTGCTAGTTATTATCCAAACACGACATTCTTACAAGAGGACCCCGAACCAAATACTCAAAACGCAACATGGTGTTGTAACGCAGAGAGAAAAGCGCTTCGTCGAGTTTTACCCGCGAGTACCCTGCTGAAAAAAAATTACTATACCACACATACGCAGTACCTTGAAAACCGTTGTCAAACGTATCAACAAAGGGCCTTTAACTTTCAGTCCAATAGTATGACTAATAACCCAGCAGTAAAACCAGGCAGCCCTTTAGCATTAACCAATACATATTTTGCGAATTGTTATCCCAATGGAGAGATATATGAAGCCACCGAACTCGCCTTGATTAATAAAATGCTAAATATAATGCTACTCGAGGGCGCATTAACTCCCGAGTTAATAAATCAAATAAAAAATGCCAATATCGTTACCATCAATGAACTTTTTAATTATTTAAAAAATCTAATACCAGAACCGTACAAAACAAAAGCGATTGGGATTTTTGTTGACTTCGTAGAGAATCCGTATTATGGGGTGCCCCTGTCTGGCCCAAGTAATCCAGCGGGGTGTAAACTAGTCGTATACAAACCAAGTAATCCACAGTTTGCGGTACAAGGGAGCGTATCAAGCAGCACAAGAAATTTAAAACTAAATGTAGATACGATACAAACAAACGCGGCGAGTTTTAATGCAGGAATGAATCCGGTAACCCCATTTATATTAAAAAGCAAGGTTGAAAAGTGTGGCAATCCTCCAATTATACGTTATCAAAACAAGAAGGCGTGTTATTTGAGTCCGTCTTATAATTTGTATCGTGAACCAACTCAACCTCCGGGTTCGTCGAACGCATATGCTCAGTCTCCTCGAAATCCGCTAATGTAAATTTGCTGTTATAAATGACATTTTCATTTACCAATAATTTCTTATTACATAAAAAACCATTGGGTGCTTTTCCGTTGATGTCTTCTTTTTTGAGAGAACCCTGTAAAAATATATTGCCTTTATTTTCCAATCCCTTGCTGTAGTGAAAGTTTCCTTTTTCATTCCAAGAATTTAATTTTGGTTTTTTAGTCATGTCTGTTCCTAAATGTTTTCCACTGCTAATCGTTTGATTCATGTGTTCTAGTTGCTGTTGTCCTATTATTACATTTACATCGTCTATTTTATTAATAAAATAGTAGGGAATCGCTTGATCAATCAATGAAATTATGTTTGGTACGTCGTTTTTTAAATAACTGTCCGTAAAATCAATAAAGTTCGCGATTTTTGAGTACTGTGCGAGATAAAAGTCTTTATTTTTTAAAGTCAACAAGAAATTCTTACAAACAATATATTTAGTACATGAGGTTGGGTCGCTCGTCTTTGGTTTGATAATTGATATTTTATTAAATAAAAAAGTCAGTATGTATAAAAATTCTATAATTGGTTTGTGAACCGTGTGATAAATCTTTATAATACATGAGCCTCCTTCCTTCTGATGTTTTAAAACTACCATCAGTCCTTTAAACATGTTTATAATATAAGAGTTAATATGTGTATCATTGATTGATTGGCTTGATTCATTTTCGATACATAAAAAATCATATCTTATATTATTGTTCGCCTGATTTTGTTCGTCGTTAACTATATTGTCAAATGAATCAACTTCATAAGTAGAGGGTAATCCTCTTACCATTCGTAGGCAATCTGTTGTATCGGCTGAATTTTTTCCAACATGGAGTACGTCTAAATTCACCTTGGAGTCAAAAAGATTGGTGGTATTTATGATTTCTAATAAATCATTAAACAATTCAGATTTTGTGTGTAAAGTGTTTTCAGGGTACTGCGTTAAGTTTTCAAATTGTGGCTGTATTTTTTCGTACAATAACCCTAAACTATGGGAACAACAACAACACGACTCGGTTGTTAAACTATTTGATACAGTTGGAACAATATTAAATAAACTATGGCTTTTAGGTAACAAAAAATAAGTCATTTTAATTATAATTTAATTATGGTATGGTATATATAGTGTCATATTTTTAAGTCTTAATAAAAAAATTATAAAACTAAGGAGGATGAATCAACTGTAACTAATGCCTTTTTTTTACTGGACCTAATAATATCACCCGTTTTGCGTTTCCCTTTTGTACTGGTAGTAACGTCGCTTCTTAGTGTCAACACTTCTTGAATTTTAATGGGAGAGTCTGGAATTGCCTGGTCCTCCTGTGTATTTTGCGTTGGTAAAAACACTTCAGCTCCAGTGCTTGCGTCGTCGTACCCTTCAATGCTTTGTAACGCGGTTTTAATATTCACCGTGACATTTTTCTTATAAACAAAACATCTGTTTAAGAATGAAATGCTTTGTTCCTTCTGAGTCATACGTTCTCCACCGTAGGTGGAATAAAGTTCCTCAAATGTGTCCAGACTGCCGTTGAACTGGAGAGAAGAAGAAGAATCGTTTGAATCGTTAAATGCCAACAGGTCATCTCCCGATAATTTCACGAATCCGAATACAGCCATTATGTTATCAAAATAGTCGAAATTAATCAAATATTCGTCCACATAATTATTAATAGATTCTTGAAACACGGTAACCTTGTATCCCAAAGAAGTGATGTCGTTTGGAAATGTGGCGTGTCTGTACTTTTTCTGAACTTGCCATAATAATTTATCCCCTTCTTTTAGTGTTACGCTTTCTTCCTCGGCTATATCCCCAAGTCTCTGAAATAGTTTTTTGCCATCGTATGCGGTACCAATAAAATAACCGCCTATTTTGGTGCACTCGGCTAGATTAGAAACAAATCCGAATATGGTTTCTTTTCTCTCAAAGAAATAGTGTAACGCAAATTGACAAGAAGATATTTCATATCCTTGAACTCCCAGTCCATATACCTCGGCTAAACCCTTGCCGATATCCTCTGCTTTTTTGGACCCAATTCCAAAAACAGCTTGTACAATTTGGTTGGACCTTTCTCCCAACATGGCATCTGATTTAGGATTATTGTGTTCTGGCTTTATTTTTTTAGAGCAATCACCGTATACGAACATAGCTTTTAATTTAAAACGTGGATTCCTTTCTTGGTCCTGACAAAGTTTAACGTAACGTGCGCAAGCCCCATCGTATGGGTTCTCTAAATTGTCCGCGGACAAGTCAATTCCCAATACAAATTTAATGTCCGTCGCAGTCCACTTCCGTAAATCTCCACCCTTTCCAACCGCAAGGTCAATGAGACAAGGATCCTTGAATTGTTTGGCCGCAGACGCAATTAACTTTCTTTTGATTTCGTTATGAAAATGTTTAAGTCCCACCGTTAAATTCATTCCATCCGTAGCTTTATAATAGGTATCTTCATCTGGAATTGTTTTTGGTATTTCTTCCTCTCCTCTTAACATGCTTTCTTTGATTGGGTAATGAATTGATTCCCAGTTAGAATTCGCCACGTGGTAGGCGTTTCCAAAATACTTTTTGGTTTGTAACATTTCAATCGTCTTATCATGTCTAACTTTAGTTGGGACCCAATGAAATGGAGTGCCAATATCGGTAACATATTTAAATTCAATAATCATATTGTCATAAAATATTTCAGAATAATCCTCCGCGGTAGTTGACATATTTAACCCATCGTGTAATCGAATGTAGGCTATGCCGGCGTCTTCATCGTATGGGTTAGACGGAAAAAAACGAGCAGGCATAGGAGTTCCTAATTCTTCTTTTTTAATTTTCGATAAGTTGCCATTTACAATGTCATCACAAAAATTAATGGACCCGCTTTTTTTCCTAGGAAAGGTACACCGTAAAATAACTTTTTTGTACTTGACAATAATATCTCCTTCCAGTAACGTTTCGACAACATCTGTCTGTGCCGAGTCTTTTATGGTTGTAACTAAAAAGTCAATGGTTGTTTGTTCTTGAGGTTTCCATTTGAAAGATTTGAACCAAGTAAATCGATTTTTCGAAGGAACAAATGTTTCCGATAAGTCTGGGTCTTGGCCGACACCTAAGCTGGCCGGGGTAAATATATATCCATCTGTATTATATCTGCTACTTCTAGCCCGGCACAATTGGTCACACGCTTCAAAAATGGTTTCATTATTTATACCGTAATATATTTTGTATTCTACTGAAATGGGAGAGACTAGCCCAGGGGTCTTATTTTTAGGATTCTCCGTAGAAACGTGGCACAACTTTAAAACATTTATTAATTTCTGTAGAATCTGATATCTGGATTCATTTTCTGGGGTTCTAGAGGTAATTTGCTGAATGTTAGCTAGTGGTCTGGTTCGAGTGTCCATTTTATTAAAAAAGTAAACATCGAATGCGGCGTAGAGTAAAGAATTAGAGTTGGAAGTATTGTAGGTAACTAAGTACTCGCCATCCAATAAAGAATTAAAAACTGTTTTTTCAAAAGTAATGGCTCCGGTGAAAATCACCTTCATGTTTGTGGTAATCATGTATACTTTTCCGACTTCATTGATAAATAACAATCGCCGTTCACCATCCGCCTTATCCGTAACCAAATAATCTGTACGAATACTTGTGGTCTTGATAATGCTACCACGGTTGGGTAAAGCATCCACGATATTTTTCAACTGTAAGGTGACTGGGTTATATCCGATGAATTGGTAACTAGAAATCTTGGTGGTTAAATCAATCGAGTCTCCATGAATTAGTTTCATATAGGCTACAAGTACATCTCTTTGTTCCAAATACGAAATTGGATACGAAGTTTCTTGAAGACCACTTAAAACAAACTTGATAACTTTTCTTAACAATCCAATAATGTTCAGAGTTTCCATGGATACGGTTTTGTCGTTATCTAGTTCAATTTCAATTTCATACGTTTGTGGTTGGTTAAGTAAATCGGCGTCTCGAAATGATTTAAATGTTCGTTGAGGTCTCAAATGGATTCCCGGAGATGACTTTACAATGCTAATGTCAATTTTAACCGGATAATTTGGATGAACAAAAGTAACTCGGTTTAAATATCGGAATGTTTTGTTCAAATCATCATATTTCTCCACCAATTTTTTATAAATTCCCTGACTTCGATGCATTTGTTTTTCTAATTTTAAACTTGCCTTAAAATTAAAGTCTCTAAATACAACTGGTTCAATTATCTTTTCCTCGCTACCATCTTTTTTATCGTTTGCTAGCCGTATGGTTGTTTTTCGTACTAAATTAACACGAGGTTCCACTACTTTAATGGTATTTTTTAAGCAGTACTGTTCAATATCATAATTGCCGTTAATTTCCAGTCTAGTCGACCTTGTGGAGGTTAGATCATACTCTTCATTTTTATCCATTCTTTCGTCGAGAACGTGTTGTACGCGAAGAATATCTACACCCGCTTTGGTACCAGTAAGGTTATAAGTAAACCCAAGAGACTTTAATGTTTTAATAACGTTATTGTAGTCATGATGCGTGATTTTTACATTCATGTTATTATTGCCTTCATTAAAATTGTCTTGGCCAAATTTAACTTCTAGTTCATAGTTATCGGATTGAGATTTTCGATTAATAACGGCTTGGTGATATGTTTTAACCAATAGTTCAAATCGGCGTTTAACCTCTTCTAGTTGATTGGATGAATTCATTATATATATAGTAGTAAAAGAAAGGGTTGTTTATTTATTTTATATTTTTATTATTTATATATTTATTATTTAATAATTTCTAGATGCTTTTGCAAAAAATGAAATAACTCAGATTTTGTTTTTTTTTTATTATTACTATATTCTTTATTTTCTTCGCTAAAAATGTTTATTTTAAAAAGGTGACAAATCTCTTCAATTTCTTTTACTTTATAAGACGAAACGCACTTTAATGGTTTATCCAACGTCTCCATCTTATAGCAAGAAAGTCGGTGTGTTTTTAAATCATCATTTAGTAATCCTACATATCCGTAGACAGAAATCTTAGTAGGTTTTGAATTTTTATACTTTAATGACGGTGGGGTCGGTTGTTTTTCAATTACATGTGTCATTCCAAATTCGGTTGACATTATTTCGTAATAAGTCATGGAGTTAAAATAAATAACATTTAGATTTTCCAAAACACACAAAGAGAGAAAAGTACCAAGTTGAATAACACTATCATTTGCCAGTTGATTTTCCAATTCGCTCATGCATATTAGTTTTTTAGATTTTAAGTAGTCGGATTGTTTGCGACACTCCTCGACATATTGAAATTTTAACTTTTTCTCTAGGACAAACGTATGGTCTCCTACCAAATTATAGTTTTCCAACCCATGTTTCATAATATAAAAACACCAAAATAAAGTATCTTTTTGAAAAGGAATAATTGTTGGTTTATCCGATAATATGATAGGTGCGGTTAATTGGGGTTTTTTAATGGTTGGCACAGAACATGATAATTTTGTTTTTTCATTGGACAAATTATCATTTTCTATTTTATGTTTAATTGAGTTTTGTAGCATTGTAGCTGTAAGCATAAATGGTTCTAATGTATTCAGCATGTTTTTATCTTTTTGTTCCGTTATCTTTATTATCTTTTGTAAAATAAACATTTTTACATGCCTCTTTTTCCTTTTCAAATTCATGCAAGGTGGATTCTTGCGTATTTACATAATTAATATATATTATTAATTCATTAATAACCTCTGCGGGTAACTCGGTAAGGTTTATGTGAATTCCATAGTTATTTTCATTCAACACGGTGGTACTTAGTTTTTTTAAAATACGAAGTACTTCAATTTGGTTAAACTTATTCATTTTTTCAATGGAGCTTCTTACTTCATTTAGTTTATTAACCGAAAAATCTTCTACTATATAATTTTCCATAAAATTTTATTTTGCTATTTAAAGTTGTTTAATATATTGTATTTAAATGTATTTAAGTATTTTAAATAAAATTTGTAAAATAATAATAAGCTTAAATTTACAAAAATAATAATTTCATTTTTCTAAGCAAATTCGAATTCCTTTGTTCTTTTATGAACGTGTGCCAGTTCATCAAACGATTGCGGCACTTGTTTCTTGCGTTTGTAGTTATCAATCTTGGCGATCACCGATACAAATGCGTCATTAAGTTCAAACCTTTTTCCGATGACTTTGACCGAAATAATTTTACCCTCTACAAATTCCGTTTCATTTAATTCCTTGGGGTTTAGGTCGCGAGAGATGTAAATCACCATACAGGTGGGTATGGTGTCGACGCTTTCGGCACGAATACCAGAATTTGTAACGCTAACGATTTTGCATTGTATCTGACTATTTATTATTGGATAACAGACCCCGCAGCTAAATACCACGTGAAAAGATATTTTATTCCCTCTTTCAATCAATCCGGCGGAATGACTTATTAACTTACTAGAGCCTGGCTTGACATAGCCTTCGGAAATGCATTTTCCCTCAATTTGGAGAGAAATTGCGTTCATTAGTATTTCAATAATATTCCTACCGACGGAGGTCATTGGTAATATAATATTTTTATCCAACACCGCCGTCGAAAACTCCGAACCAACCGAGTGAGTGGTTATGTCCATATTATATGTATATATATTTTAATTTGATTAGTTAACCTTTAAATGAATATATTTAAATTCACACAATGTTTTTAAATAATGAATTAATATATATATAAATTACAAACTAGAATGTTTAATCATTGCTTTATTCTCATTTATAATATTTGGTTTTATAACTAAATTTAACATTTCGAATTTTTGGTCAATCGGTGTGCTTCGCTCAAACAAAGAAATTCTGGGGTTGTTTAGCTCGCTCGGTTGAAATAAGTAATAGTCCCCGAGGTTAACCAGACGTCCAGGTCGGCTATACTTGTCCAAAATTTCTTCCTTCGGGTCTTCCACGAGAAGAGTTAATGCCGCAAATATTTGTGTTCGTGGGTACTTGTCGAGGGTCTCTATTATCTTTTGTTTTTTATAGAAAAACCCTTCTCTCATCATCCCCTTAATTTTGCCAATAATTTTATCAAAATTAACTTTTAGAAATTTTTCGTTGTAAGTGTCCTCATCCAAGTCCGTTATTTTATCCGCACTGTTAATGCCAGCAGAACAATCATAGTAGCATTTTTCCATATAATCACATGAGGCCGAGTAGGATGCTTCGCCCACCTTAAAATCCAGCAGTTCTTCTCCCGTGGATAATACTTGACGCACCGTGCTTTTTTCATCTAATTTCATAGCAAGAATTTCTTGACTAAAATTGGTTTGTGAATGATTTAAAACACAGTCCACGGCAGTTTCTTTTAGTAACCTAGTTACAATGCCCTGTTTCTTTGCCTTACCTTCCGCAATCCGGTAGACATAGAGGTCAATGGATTCCACCTCGGGGTTTTCCAGTATGGTTGCGTGCATAAATATTTGAACATTCCTCTTGCTAAACTCCAGATCCTTGTGTCCCAAATTACGTATCGCGCGTCCTATTACTTGTTCAATACGATTCAGATTAAAATTAAAATAAGGTTCGAGTATGTGAACTTGCCGAATGAATTTAAAATCAATCCCCTCTGCTCCCGCGCCCGAAATTAAAACCACTTTAATAATGGTGCCGTCCTTGTTTTTTACGTCCGTAATCGCGTGGATTTCTCTCTTGTTATCGGGAGACAAAATAGAATTTCCAGTTATCATAATATAATTAGAATGCGTTCTTTTCTTAGTTGTACCCCCAGATAACAAATTTTTATCTTCAAACCGAGAAAACCCGCTTTCCTCAAGAGCTAAGGCCATAGGTAATAGTCCCGAGAAAATCTTGTCTGAGTAAATGAGTAATATTCCTTCCGATTTCTCAATCAAGTCCAATATCGTTTTTATTTTTGAGCTAAATTGACCAATGTGTGTTGGCTTAAAGAACCCATTATATTTTTCTTTGTATCGGAACTTGTGTCCAATATGGTCATACTTCATGACGCGACTAAATGCGTCTTTCCCGTTGAAGGTACTCGCAAAGTGAGAAATACTGTTTTCTTTCATAGGGTAAGAAATAATTAATATTTCCAATAATTTATCAATGAACTCACGATTTAAATTAAAATTGGGTTCTAAACTTTTAAAAATGTCCGTATAAACGCATGATTGGCACATTAAACATTTCTCTCCATTTTCTTTATTACAACTTCCAATTTTACTTAGATATAATTGAATGATTGGAGCCCGTTCCGAGGATGAAATGGCTCGACCGTCCCATAAAGTATTTGGATATTTTTGGCCATTCGTTGGAGAGAAAGTTTTCGATATATCAAAATCCTTTGGATAAATTCTATATGGAAAGGTATATGGATTCTCTCCTTTAACAACCGAAATATAACCCCGAGCTTTTCGAATTAAAAGTTCTTTACCACCTGGTTTCAAGTTTCCGGACTTATTAAAAATTTCGTTCGCTGTTATACTGCTTCGTTTATCATTCACATTCATAATGTTGAGAATTCCAATAATATCCTTGTAATCATCATACATGGGGGTCGCAGAGAGAAACAAGAGTTTCATTTTCAAATCCATCCTAACAAGTAATTCCAAATAATCGGCAAGTATTTTTCCATCCCTTGAGTGGGTTGTGCCATCTTCTTCAATCCCACGTGTCTTTTCATTTGTTATTGGCTCTGGAGAATTTATATTATGTACTTCGTCGATGATAATTAACCTACCGTTAAACTCGTCCCGGAAACGTTTCATGGTCATTTCGCTTAACATTACCTTCGAAAAGTTCATTTGGGTCATTTGCTCCACTTCATCCGGTATCATTAAATTACTTATTTTGGTAGCTAACGCGTTATAACCAATAAACTCATAACTTTTTTCTATGATTTTGTTAATCTCGTTTTTCACGTGGGTTTTGCCAGTGCCTTTGGTGTTCAACGGATTTATTTCTTTCAACAATTTGTCTCCTAAACAAGAATTGGATGTCCATAGGCCATCTTCATTTTTTATTTTCGACGCGTCAAATAAAGAAGACTTGAAATTATCAAGGACGGTTGGAGACGCCACAATAAGTATTTTAATTTCAGGGTGTAATTGATTTGAATATTCCCGTACATTTTCACTTACCCCAATAGCGGAACATGTTTTGCCAGTTCCTAACCCATGGAATAACAGCAAGCTATTGTAGGGCGTATCCGGCGACAAGAAGTTTTTCACAAACACTTGGTGCGGCGATAACTCAAAGTCTGCGTTGGATAATAGTTCAGCACGTTCTTCAATTGACATGTTTTGTATCTCTCCATCGTATCGATTTTCATTAAATTCTTTTTTTTTTGAAAGTTTTAAATTAAATTCAGGGTCACTTAAACTTGGATAAGCCGAAAACATCTTGTTATTGGGAGTTTCTTCTTTAAAACACGCTTCCTCAATGATTTCTTTTTTTAGTGTAAATTGGTTACATTTGTCCTGGTAAGAATTATTATTCAAATCGCACGAAGGATCATATTCCTTGGCAAGTTCTTTTTTATCGTTACATTTAATTGCTTTCGTTGAAAC